GCGGTACCGACCCAGATCCAACTGACGGAGCCAGTATTACTGTCGCTGATTCTGCACCAACAGATGCACAGGAAGGTGAATTATGGTTTGATACTGATTCGGGTGTATTATTTGTATACTACGGAGGATGGGTACAACCGTCTTACAACTATGTCGTTGATCAAGAAACTATTGACTCTTTTAGTCAAATATCAGTTGCAGGACAACCAACACTAACAGCTGACGGACAACAAGCACTAACACTAGTTGCTGGAAGTAATATTCAGTTAACTACAGATAGTAATTCAAATACTGTAACAATTACATCAACTGCATCAGGCGGAGGAGCAAGTTCTAACGGATTTGGTATAATATCTTTAAACGGCACTGCAACAGTAACGTCTGATCAAGCAAATGATACACTAGATTTTATACCAGGTACTGGCATAACAATAACTGAAAGTAACGGATCACTAACATTTACTTCAACTGCATCCGGCGGCGTTTCTAACTTTTCGCAATTAACAGATGTTTCAACAAGTGGCATCAATGTTTCTAGAATTTATGAAACAGCAGCAACAATGCTTAGAGTTGACAATGTAGGAACAAGTGCATACACATTCAATAGTCATTATAGTGGAAATAATCCAACCATTTATGCAATATCAGGAACAACTATTGCTTTCGACTTAACATTAATTGGTGGACATCCATTTGAACTTCGAGATAATACTCTTACAGCTCTTTCAACTAATATCGTTCACGTAGGAACAGACGGAACAGTTTCAACTGGAACAAACGCACAAGGACAAAGTTCAGGAGTTTTATATTGGAGAATTCCACAAGCTGGTGCAGGAACATATGTTTATCAATGCCAAACTCATGCAGCAATGTATGGAACTATTACTGTGAAAAATATAGCAACAATTTAGGAATAAAAGATGCCAATTACATTACCAAGTAGTCCAACATTAGATCAAACATACACAGACGGAAGTAATACGTGGAAGTGGTCGGGCGAATCTTGGCTTACACAACCGGCAGAAAATGTTGCATTTAATTCTTTAGAAGCAGGAACATTAGATGTTACTACGTCTCTAACTGCAAATGCACTAACTGCAAATACACTAGAAGTAACTAGTACATTAACTGTTGATTCAATAAACGTAACGGGTACTTCCACTGGAATTACTGTTAGTCAAGCATTAAACGATTTAACAGATGTACAAGCAGGTAGTCCTAGCGATGGCCAGGTTTTAAAATATATTAGTGGAACATGGCAACCAGCAAGTGACTTGTCAGGTGGCGGAGCAGGAGGCGGCCTAGGATTAACCGACCTAAGTGTTTCGGTACTTGATGCTTCTGGAAATGGAAACTTATCTTATAGTAATACAACAGGAACATTTAGTTATACTCCTGCTGATCTTAGTTCGTATGCAACTCAACAATATGTTGCTGACGAGATAGCTGCTATAGGCGTAACTTCTGCTGCTGGAAATACAACAGAAATACAGTACAATAGCGGAGGCGAATTTGCTGGTAGTTCATTTTTAACGTTCAATGATGTATCAGGCACATTAACTTCAACTTCTTTTTCAGGAACAAACGTAACAGCAACTAATGTTGATTCTACAACGATAAGTGCAACAGGACTAGTTGATTTTACAAACACAACAACTAGTACCAGTGCAACTACTGGAGCATTAGTAGTTACAGGCGGGGTCGGCATTTCAGGTAATTTAAATATTGCTGGAACTACAAACACTTTTACAGGCAGCACTACTAGTACTTCGATAAATACTGGTACAATCGTAGTTACAGGCGGCGTAGGAATATCGGATAATATGACTGTTGGTTCAAATGTTAGTGCTAGTACTGCACCTACACAAAACGAACATTTAACAAACAAGCAATATGTAGACGCAAAAATAATTGCTTTTAGTGTAGCATTTGGAGCGTAAGGAATAACATGGCAAAAAAATTAATAAAAAATTATGTTTTTAATCCAGGACTAGGCATAAACGAAAATGCTAGACCTAGTGCAGTAGAATTAGTAACACTGAATAAAGTTTTTATTCAGAAAGAAATATCAGCATATATTCAAGCTCAAATAGATGCCGGCAATACTGACTATACTGGAAAAACATATGACCTTGCAAAATGTGAACGAGATGCGGGTTACGTTATTGATGCTCTTATATTTGACTTAAGATACAATGGAAACGAAGAAACCAGACGTATATCAGGTTATTACTGGGATGGTGATGTCCCTCAAATACAAGGCAATAGAGTTGCAGAAATTGAATCCTATACCTATGCCAAAACTCTTATAAACACATATATCTTAACTAATACATCAGCACCAAATCCTTATCAAACATTAGCTGTCCAATATACAGACAGTGATTTAACTACAGAATCAGGAACTACAGCAAGAGTAACTACACTATTAGACGATGTTATTGATGTTATTTCAGGCGGATTAGATTCTCTGCCAAGTCTTACTATTGGTTTAGGTAGAATCGAATTATTAGGTAAGTTGCAACTAGAAGAATTACTAGTCATTACAAACGTAACAGATAACGAAGTAATATATAATTTTGCAGACCCTAGTTCAGGCGGCACAGTTAAATTTAATGCAGGGAACACTGAAGCATATCCTCAGGCATTTTCTATTAACGAAGGTACTACTGTAATAAACTTTAAACATACCACATCTTCGATGTCTTCTACAGATGACATTCAAATTTTTGTCGAAGATAAAGCACAAAAAGTACAAATGGCAGACATTAATACTGACGCTATGGAACGTATTAAAGTAGCTATTCCGCAAGCTATGCTCGATGCTGACTTTGAATATGGTTTGCAGCCTACTAAATGGCAGGCGATTGCAACAGAGAGAGGTTATCCTAGCACGTACGAGATTCCTGCATCAGATATTCCTGTAACATCTGTAACAACAGATGCATCTTCGGGATCTAGTGGAGTTGGTGCTAGTTTAATTACAGTAACAACACAAGCACCACATGCATTAGAGCTAGATGATGTTATTACTATTAGAGCACTTGCTTCTAGTGTTATAGGATTTAATCGAGCAGAAGGTACTTTTATTATTAACTCTGTTCCGAGTACAACAACATTTACATATTATGCTAAATCAAAAGTAGGTAATACCAATGGTGAGGTTCTTGCTACAGGAACAACGCAGTTAAGAAGAGCAGACTTTTATACAGGAGCTAATATTTCTAACCCTAGATTTAGTGTACCAACACAAGGTGGTTCAGGGTCATTTACTCTAGCATTAGATGCTCCTCTAAACGCTACTAACCTTACATTTGTCGGCAATGCTCCGCCTAACGGTATTGTGTTGTCAGGAACCGACATTCCAACAGGAACACAAGTTTCTGGTACATTCGGCGGTAATAATGTTAATGGTGTAGAAACAACAGCATATGTTGCTGATGACTTTACTAGTGGTAGTACTATTGAATTGGTTAGTACAACTGGTATTTCTCAAGGTATGATAGTTTCTGATGACGGAACTATTAACGGCACACAATCTGTAATAACAAGTATTTCTAATAACGTTCTTACTTTAGATAGACCCGTAACAGCAAACTATACAGGTGATAGACAATCATATACTGGTATTGTTTTAAGTTCTGCAAACTATGTTACAGGAACAGGAACAAATGCAACATTTGACGTTAATGATGTTGCAGGTGTATACGAAGCAGCAGTAAATGCTGGAGGTAGCGGATATGAAGTAGGCGATACGCTATTGATTCTAGGTACAGCACTTGGCGGCACAAGTCCTGCTAGTGATCTATATTTGTTAGTTGAAAATGTTACCGAACTAGGAGCAGTAACACAAGTCGGTATTCTTCAGCAAGCTGGTACTGTTGTTGCAGGAACATATACTGGGGTTGCATCTAGTCAAACTTCTCCACCAAATATCAGTAACGCATCAGTGTCAGTTACTAAGTTTTCTGGCACATATGAAGATAGTGCAGCAATTACAACAGGCGGTAGTGGCTTTGGAACTGGAATGAAATTTACAGTTGCTGGTACAAGTCTAGGTGGTGCAACACCTGCTAATGATGCAACTATTACAGTAGAAGCAGACGAAATAGGCGGAGCAGTATTTGGTTATGGTGCAACTGGTACTTCTGCTAGAGGCGACCAAATTAACATTTATGGCGGCGTTGCTATATCTCAAGGCAGTGATGCTCCGTTATCAAGTGGAGCAACTATAACATATTCAGGTGTTGCAACTATACAAGCTACTTTTGGCGAAGCACACGGTCTATTACCTGGAAGTGCAATAATGATTGGTGTTACTTCGGACGACGGGTCGAATAACCATTCACTAGCAAACGGGCCTTATTATGTAAACAGTGTTCCTAATTTAACAACTATACAGTATATTGCTAGAACTGCTGGAACTGTAGATGTTACCACAGATAACATCGAAGGATCAGTATATGTTAGACCAGATGCATTCTTTAGTCATAGACCTTATGACGGCGGAGTTGAACTAGGTACTGGAAGTCCACAACACGGCAACCAAGCTATACGTATGAGTAAAAAATATATTCGTTATCAATCAGGTAAAGGCGTAATGTATAACACTGGTGCTCTATTTGCTCCTAGTTTTGATATTCGAAGTTTAACATCTACTGGAACAACAGTTGGAAGTGTTATTACTGTTGCAACAGATGATAGTGACCACGGCTTACAAAGTGGCGCAACTGTAAGAATTAGCGGATGCCAAACTGTAGGATATGATGGTGATTATGTTGTTTCTAGTATTGTTGACGAAAGAACGTTCCGAGTTGTTGCAACAACGGCTCTAGGCGGAACTACAGGATCACTAGGATCTCAGTGTCAAGTATCTACATTATATTGGCACGGTGCTGTTGTAAGATCGGGATGTTTTGACGACCAAAATGGTATTTTTTGGCAATACGACGGTCAGCAAATGGCTGTGGGAAGAAGAACATCAACATTTCAATGTGCAGGAACTATTGCTGTAGACCGTGACGGAAATAGTATTACTGGAACAAATACTAGATTTAGAGATCAATTACAGGCAGGTGATCGAATAGTTATTAAAGGTATGACACACGTTGTAACAGATATTAGTAGTAATACTGCAATGAATATATCTCCAGGGTTTAGAGGTGTAGTTAATATAACAGGTACAAAAGTATCAAAGGTACAAGATTTAATTATTCCTCAAAACGAGTGGAATATTGATCGTTGTGACGGCACAGGACCCAGCGGTTACGAAATTGATGTAACAAAGATGCAAATGATCGGAATTCAATTTACTTGGTACGGTGCTGGATTTATTGATTGGATGTTGCGTGGTCCAGATGGCAACTATATATTCTGTCACAGATTAAAAGGTAACAACCTGAATACAGAAGCATATATGCGTACAGGTAATACTCCAGTTAGATATGAAGTATTAAACGAATCTGCTAGAAGTAAATTGGCTGCTAATATAAACTCAACTGTAACAGATATTGAATTAGATGACACAAAAGATTTCCCACAATCGGGCACTGTATATATTGCACCCGAAGTAATAAGTTATACATCAAAAAATGATACTACAAACACGCTTTCTGGTTGTACTAGAGCCGCTTCTCTAACCAACTTTGCAGGTGGTTCTTCCAGAACATATACCGGAGCAGCAGCATCTAGTCATACTGCTCAAGACGGTGTTATTTTAATATCAGGAACAACAAGTCCTATTATTAGTCACTGGGGTTCTGCTTATTTACTTGACGGAAAATTTGACGATGATCGTGGATATATCTTCTCATATCCAGCAGTAGGACTAGATCTAAGCACTACTAGACAAACAGCATTCTTAATTAGATTAGCCCCTAGTGTATCTAATGCAGTTACAGGCGATTTAGGAGAACGAGAACTACTTAATAGAGCACAGCTATTGTTAGATTCAGTATCTATTGCATCTGAAGCAAATGCATCAGGAGCGTTAGTTATTGAAGGAGTTATTAACCCACAAAACTATCCATCTAATCCCAATGGCATACAGTGGAACGGTTTGAATAACCCTACAGCAGGAGGACAACCAAGTTTTGCACAAATTGCACTAGGTTCATCGGTTGCATGGGAGGGCGGCGGCAGCTCGACAACTACTACTGCTACCATAGCAGGTCAGTTGAGTGCTAGTTTTACTTGTGTACTACCAGCAGACGATAGTCGTTATAATAACGATATTCAAAGTGGTAGAGACAGATTTTTCTTAACTGATTCAGACGCAGCAACAAGCGGAATTGAGGTAGGCGATGACGTTGGGAACAATTCATTTTTCCCTAGCGGAACTTTTATTGAGTCAATAGAAACAAATTGGAATAGTGATAGCGGAAATGTTACAAGATATAATACTTCGCAAGATGCAAATACTACTGTATCTAATGCTACAATTACGGTTGTAAAAGATAAAACAGCAGCAAGTTATAGTGGTTCAAACACATTGCCCTTTACCTCAACTTCCTGGACAGCTTCTGGAGCAAGTCAAGGTACTCGAGTTAGCCAAACTGAATTTCCATCTAACACACTTGTAGGTAGTGTAACATTAAAAAATATTGGTTCTACAAATTACTATCTTGTAACTTTTTCTCAGAGCTTCTCTGGGACACTAAATGCTGCCGGAACTGTAGAGTTTGACTTTACACAACCTCCGTATGCACAGCCAGGCGAAACGGTATTCTCATTCATTACAAATCCCGGTGAAAATGCTACATTAAGTTTAAAAGAGTTAAAAGAGTTAACCACAACTGCAATTGGCGGTCGCGGCACATTCCCTAATGGTCCTGATGTATTAGCAATTAATGTGTATAAAACTTCAGGTACTAACACAGTAGGAAATGTATTGTTAAGATGGAGCGAAGCGCAGGCTTAACCTGCGTCTCTTACAAATTTTTCTAAACGTAGTCTTAAACTAGCCATTTCAGTGATATATTCTTTTTGCTGTTTTGGCTTAATAAATCCATTAGCGTAACTGCTGTGAGACTCGTTGATTAAACTAGCATATCTCTCAAACTGTACTATAAGATTATTCATTTGACTTTTTGCTGCGGGCTGAGATATTTTTTCAGCCGTTGATTTATATCGTTCTAAGTCCTCAGCGAATCTGGCAATACTATGAAGTTTTAACATCTTGTTCTGTCTCAGGTGTTAACAAATAATAATCATTATCGTCAATTTTTCTATTACTAGCTTCGGTTATACTTCCGCTGCTTAAACATTCAATGCTAACTGGCATTAAACATGGCACATGAAAAACAGTACCTTCTTTCATATCAGCTTCAAACGATTTTCCGTTAGAGATATCAATATAACGTATCTTAAAAGTCCCGTCATTGATAAACCACGACTTAGATGCATTCTTATGGAAATGCATAGGAGTTTTACCTGGACCTCTAAACGATAAAATTCTTCCTGCGTAGCTGTCTGTTTCTGCCCAGACTACTTCGTATCCCCAACTGTGTTCTTTTACATTACTTGACATTTAAACCTCTAATAGATCTATTACTTGAAATACTGTTTCTAGTTTTACAAGATTAGTTTTATTTTGTAGTGTGTTACGTAATCCTTGATGTAAAGTTTTAGGCCATTTTCCAAAACTAACCCATGCATATCCATCGTGCTCGTTATTTAAAATTGGTAAAAATTCTTCTTTAACAACAATAAGATATGTATGAAAATTAAATTTAGAATCATTAGATACAAATGTTTCTAAGGGCATAACTTTTACAAAATTGGGAGTATTAGTTATTTCTTCTCGTATTTCTCTTTGTAATCCTTCAAAGGGAGTTTCACCGTTTTCGGTTCCGCCGCCTACAAGGCCCCAAGTACCAGCCGTTTTACCGTTAGCACGATGTAAGAATAAAAAACGTTTAGTATCTAGTGCATAGAATAACGCACCACTACCGATAATCTTGTCCATACAAGTAGTTATCCGTCTAAGCGTATAGTCCAGTCACCTTTGGCATATTCGCCGTCTACACTTAGTAGCCATTGGTCACCATCCCAGTAGTATTGTACCCCTGTATTTAGATTAGTAGTGTATAATGTTGTAATAGTAGTGCCATTATAAGGCAAATAATCCTTACTTGCATCAAACACAATATGCCAATTTGTACCATCATATTCGATAATATCGTTGGCACTCGCTACAAAGTCTGAATTATCTGTATTTTTCCAAGCATCTGCACCGTCTGCATTGCCAGTGTCGCCGATTCCGCCTAATAATAATAATCTTACACCGGCTTTACTAGTATCTGATTTAGGATCATATCTTAGAGGATCAATAATATAATCTACACTTGAATATTGATTTGCATCTCTTGCAGGACCTTCTATTGTATCATTACTAGGTAATGTATCTTTATCCCAATCTATAGAAAGTTTAGTTTCATCTAATGTATTAACTGTAAATCTTCCAGCAACTAGTCCTTGAATATCTGGCTTTCTTAAATATATAACACTAAGACCTGCTTGATACTTGCCTGTAAGTTCTCTAAAATAATCAGTCCATGTTAAATTGCTAGGCAAACCGTTGTCTAATATCTGTGCTTCACCATTTAGAATAAGAATTCTTTCTTGCAATGGATTTTTTACAATTGGTTTATTAATTCGTGTAACTTGTTTTCTTGGAGTTAATACTCCATCACCGTCATTTGGAAACGCTCCGGTATCAACTACTTCATTTTGCTCGCCACCATCTTCGAATGGTTGTGTATATCCACCAATACTAAACAAATTAGTACCTTCAAGCATTTTTTCAAAGTCGTAATATCCGTCGCCGTCAAATATACTAGTAACAATATTAGTAACAACACCAAGACGCTTAACCTTAGCAGGAGGACTAATATAAATCGGTGTACTAAATGTTAACTGTGCAACATCAATTTCACTGTCAACACCTACTGGTATTGAACGTGAACTAAAGTTTACTGAGTCTAACATTACTGTTGTTAAACTAGTCCAATCTAAATAGTTGTCTGTTGTTTGAATATCTAAACTAGGATTAAACAACATAAGAATCTGCTCCATAATTTGCAGTTTCATATCTGTATTTGTTGCCCATATATCTGCATTCATTGTAAGTTTATACGGAGTAGGCATTAAACGTTCTACAGTATACTGACGTCCTTGCTCGTCTGTGTATTCGCCTGTATTAGTATCCTTAATACGCTCTCTAACATGTCTTTTATTTGTATAACTAGCATCTGATGTGCGCTCTCTATCCATCTCTAAGCCTGTAATATATACTGCCATTCTTGGCGCACTAGGAATTTTATTTTCTGAATTATCACGTAAGATAGCACTTACTTGACGAGTTAAATCACCGTAAAGAACAGGTACTTGCTTTAAGGTGCCATCGCCTGTTTTGTAACTAAAGTTACTAAGCAATCGCATCATTTGTACAAGATACTTTCTTATCTGTCCGTCGTAAAAGTGCTCAGCCATTAGTTATCCGCCTTAGGTTTTAATACTTGAGAAAGTGCTTGACGCTGTTGCGTTCTTTCGTTGTGTAATGTTAAACTATACAATCCTGCATCTTTAACTGCATCTGCAGGTAGTGTAATCTTAACCCGTTGAGTTCCGTTGTCGTCATAACTTGTAAGCATACCTGGATGATCTGCAACTACAAATGGTAATCTAACAAATCCGTCTCTTGTTTCTGATGTATATTCTATTTGAATATATTTTGCAGTTGTATATGCAATTTCTGTATTAATTACTGTTTGACCTACACTTAAACGCACAAAGTCTTGTGCAATTGGTGTATTATATAGGAATGTGTCTACGTCATTGATAAACGAACCTCTTAATGTTTGTGTAGTACTGTTATTCATTGGAGCTCTCTTAACATCGTGTACTTTTAACCAACGCTTACCTTCATAACGGAACAAACGCTGAGGTAAGAAATCCGTTCTTAAAAAATAGTCACCTTCTACACTGTTTAATGGAAAACTAATACCACTACTAAAGTTACTACCGTTAGGAGCAAACTCGTCTCCTATAAGTAACCCTTTGTATCCTGTTACAGTTGGAGTTGCTCTATCAGTAACATTTCCTTGACTGTCTGTTTGCTCTACCTTTGCGCGACCTGTATTTTCATCAACTGCAAGTGTATAATAATTTTCGTCTACATCATAACCACTTTTAGGAGTGTTTGCTTCTGCTTCTGCGACTACAGCGTCATTAACTTGCATTTCTGCTTCAAACGTACTTAGTACATCACGTAATGTTCCATCTTCTGGATAATCTTCACTTGCAGGCAAGTCGAGAATGTCTTTAAATTCTTGACTATCAACAATCTGTTTAAGTTTTAGTCTATATAAATGCGGATACCAAGTAGGACTAAATCCTTCTGCTGCACGATTAATATCTTCAATAACGTAAAAACGTTTTAACGCAACACTAAAGTCATTTAGTGCATATTCATCTTTTAAGTGAGGCAATTCAATTACATCACCAGGCATTAGTTTACGTCCTATTGCTTCAACTGAACTTGTGATATGTACAGTCATAAACAATGTGTCGTTACTTAAAAACAATCCAAATTGGCTAAGATCAAAATCAATATCCTGTACATTATAAATGCCTCTAATAGTATAAACATCTGGATCGTATTTTCTATCACGGTTTTCTAAAAACAACATATCTTGGATCTGTGTATGATCCTTTTCTGTTGTTCCGTCGTTCGTACCGATATATTTGTGGACAAAAAGGTCTGTACCACCTACGGTAAACATTTCATTTATTTGTCGATCCAGAAATTTGAAGTCTGCACCGCGCTCTGGTTTATATAAACTAAGTCTTGGCATATACATATTTATCGAAAGATAAATACTATATCGGAGAAACGTAAATGGCAGTATCGCAAACACAAAAACAAGAGGTATTCGACTATGTAAATGCTTTCCTAGGAGGAGGCATGGTAGATGTCGAATTGGATCCAATACATTATGAAACTGCATTAAAGAAAGCACTTTCTAAATTTAGACAGCGTTCAGACAATAGTGTGGAAGAATCATACTTGTTTATGCCTACTGTTGAAGATCAAAATGAATACATACTACCAGAAGAAGTAGTAGAAGTTCGTAAATTATTTCGCAGAAGCATTGGCTCACGTAGTGGCGGCGGTGACGGCGGAACACTATTTGAACCATTTAATATGGCTTACACAAACACATATCTTTTGTCGAGCAGCAATTTAGGGGGCTTAGCCACGTATGACCTGTTTGCAGGATACCAAGAGTTAGTCGGACGTATGTTTGGTTCATTTATTGAATTCAAATGGAATACAACAACTAGAAAATTAACACTTCTACAACGTCCCCGCACAGAAGAAAATTTACTTCTTTACGTTTACAATTATCGTCCAGATAGCGAATTACTGAAAGATTATCTTGCAAGTCAATGGATTAAAGATTATACACTAGCAGGTTGTAAGTATATGCTCGGTGAAGCAAGAAGTAAATTCGCAACTATTGCAGGTCCACAAGGAGGATCAGCACTTAATGGTGATGCACTCAAACAAGAAGCACAGGCCGAAATGGAAAAATTAGAAGCAGATGTGACACTGCAAGTTGCAGGCGGCACCGGCTATGGGTTTACAATTGGTTAATGGGCGAGTTTAGCCACAAAGAGGCTCATAGGCTTTTTTGGATGGTTAAAGGTCATCTTAGCAGTAGCGAGAAAACTATATTAGATTCAGCACCCGGGTACTTTAATAGGTTATGGGGGAATCACGAAAATGTCTATAAAGAAGAAGGTTTTGAAGAAGCATATAAAAAACTTCTTGACAAAAGGTCCTGATCCTATTATAATATAATTTATATTGTAAAGGATATCTTTTTTATGTTACCAAAGTTACTTATTGTTGGCCACGGCCGTCATGGTAAAGACACTGTCTGCGAAATGTTAGAAAAATATGGTTATACATTTCAATCAAGTTCCAAATTCTGTTCAGAGCTTTTTATATTTGAAGATCTAAAAGACAAGTACGGATATGCTAACGAACAAGAATGTTACGCAGATCGACATAATCATCGTACAGAATGGTACAACATGATACACGATTATTGTAAAAATGATCTAGCACGTCTTGGACGTAACTTGTTTTCTCAAAATAAAATTTATTGCGGTCTACGCAATAAGCGCGAGTTCTTTGCAATGCAAAATGAAGAAATTTTTGACTATGCTATTTGGGTAGATCGCACAGATCACTTACCTACAGAAGATCCTAGTTCAATGAGTATTGAGCAATGGATGTGTGATTACACTATTGATAACAATGGCGATTTAAAAAGATTAGAAAGAAACGTAGATACGCTTATTCGCACCATCTTTAGAAATCAGGGACTAGGTCACCTTGCTTCCAGCGCACCCCGTCTTTCTGAAGAATACGCTGACAGTTAGCACAAATAGTTTTTAAATTATTAGGTCGACAATTATTTAAATCGCCGT